GGTTCGATCCCAGCCGGGCGCGCCAAGTCTAGTCAGGCTCTCAGCGGTTTTCTCCCGTCGTCGGACAGTCTCGTTGCAGCTGAATTGCAGCTGGCATCGGCGCGGGCTCGGCCGTCAGCGGCGTGACCCATTGCGCCAGGTGATCCGCCGACAGGTGCGCATACCGCTGCACCATTTCCATCGTTTCCCATCCGCCCAGTTCCTTGAGGACCTGCAGCGGCGTGCCGCGCTGCACGTGCCAGCTCGCCCAGGTGTGACGCAGGTCGTGCCAGCGGAAGTCGCGCAGGCCGGCGCGCTGCAGCGCCTTGGCCCATGCGGCCGTGGCCGTCTGATAGACCGCCTTGCCGCGATACGTGAACACACTGTCCGCGTATTCCGGCGCCCGCGGGTTCGCGCGCTGGCGCTGCAGCACGGCGATCGCGGTATCCGACAGCGGCACCGTGATCGCCTTGCGCGCCTTCGCCTGGTCCGGGTGGATCCACGCGACGCGCCGCGCAAGGTCGACTTGCGACCATTGCAGCCCCGTCACGTTGGCGCGGCGCAAGCCGGTTTCGAGACTGAAGCGCGCCATGTCGGCGAGATGCGCGGGCAGTTCGGCAAGCAAGCGCTCCGCCTCCGCCGGCGTCAGCCAGCGGATCCGTTTCGCGACGACCTTCGCACGTTTCGTGACCGGCGCGCGGTCCAGCCATTCCCATTCGACGGCCGCATTCAACACGGACTTCAGCACGCCGATCACGCGGCGTACGGTGCCGTCGCTGACGGCCCGGTCGGTCTCGACGAGACCATGCCGGGTGCGCACCATGCGCGGCTCGCGGCGCTTGGCGAGCGCGATCGCATCGACGCGGTTCCGGTCGATGTCGGCGAGCGCGACGCCGGACAGGTGCCGGTCGAGCCAGCGCAGGTGGATCTTCGATGTCTCCAGGCTCGCGAGTCCCGAGCGTTCGCCGACATAGCGGATGACCGCGTCGTTCCACGAATGTCGCGGCTTCGTGCCGAGCCGGACCTGGTTCCACAGGTCGACCTTCAGCCGGTCGTGGAATTCCTGGGCCTGCGCTTTGTCGCGGGTGCCAGTGCTTCCCTGTACCGGCGTTCCGCCGCCAGGGGGGTACAGCTTGTATTGCCAGTTCGGGCTGGTTTTTCGTTTGTAGAGCGACATGGGTGTGATTCCTCTTGCTGATCGAGTGCGACTTGCGGGAGCCACTCTCCGGCGAGGTAGCGCTGCAGCGCGACGATGGAAAAGATCCAGCGCTTGCCGACCTTGCGGCCGGGCAGCGCGCCGGCCCTGGCCTTCAGGCGCACCGTTTCGGGATGCGCGCCGAGCAGGGCCGCCGCGCCAGCCAGGTCGACGATTGCCGGATTCGGGTCGCCGGCGTGCCGCGCACCGGGCGGGCAGGCAGCGCAACTCGTGGAGTGATGGATCGCGTGTGAAGGGCACATAACACGTTGATATTCAAGAAATTCGTTTGCCGTCGGCTGCCATCAATCACGCGTGGCAGCCCCGAAGAACCCGTGGCGCGAAACTGCGGCATCGCCCGCGACTGATGGCAACGCGTGTCCGACTCGTGGTGCGCGATTGCGGCCGGTTGCTGCGGCTTCCCGGTTCTCTTTCTTCTTTTCTTTCAATGATTTGAAGAGAGAAGGAGAGGAAGGGGCGGTGGCCTGCGGGTGATCCGGACACGTGGCAAAAACGACGCCACACATGGCGAATCCCGCGCGATGCGCGGCGGCAGTTCCTTCAAGAATCAAGGACTTGCGAGTCGACCCCCGCGATAACCATGACTCGCGTGCGCTGCGTGCCTGCTCCCGGCGGTATCGGCTGCGCGGCGGCCGGCTGGCCGGAGCGCGGCTCATGCGCGGCCTCCCTGCAGCGAGTCGGTCGCCAGATCCTCGCGCACCGACACGTGCAGGCCGAATGCAGCCAGGCGCTCGAGCGACACCGGTGTCAGGTAGGGCACGCGGCGCATGTAGATGCGGCGCTCGACCTCCTTTTCGCCGACCACGACGCCGGCATGCTTGAGCTGCGCCTTGAACACGCGATCGGATTTCACGGGCAGGCCGTTCCATTTGTCACGCAGCGCGCTCGTGTGCGCGAGGTGGTCCATCACGTGCCCGGTGCGCAGCAGCAGGCAGAACTCGCCGTCGACGGTGTCGAACGTGTACGGATGTTTGTAGTTGCCGCCGTCGATTTCCGACAGCACCGTTTCCATGATCCAGACCCACGGCTCGCGGTCGGCGCTCGTTTCGGCGACGTGGCCGTTCATCTCGGCGATCAGGTCGCGCGGGAAATCGCCTTCGCTCGGGTCCATGCCGGCGAATTCGCACAGGTAGCGCCACGCGAGCCCGATGGCCGCGTAGTTGCCGGCCATGCGCCGCGCGCCGTCGTCCTCGCCGCTCGCGCGGCAGCCGGCCAGGGCCTTGTCGCGCAGCGTCGCGTACTGGTCGAGCGCGGTGCGTCGGTCGAGGCCGGTCAGGAAGTCGAGCCATTGCCGGACCGGGAAGCGCGGCAGGTCGTCGGGTAGCAGCGGCCCGCGCTTGCCGGTCAGCGTCGTGCGCACCAGCTTGCCGAGCAGGCTGCGCACCGGCACGTCCTCGCCGGCGAGCATCACGGGCGCGCACAGCAGGTATTCGGTCATGTCGGTGCCGCGCCGGGTCACCGTGTACTGGTAGTTCTCCTGCAGCAACCCGACCGCCTTGTCGATCACGTCCTGCCGGCGTGCCGACAGCTCTTCCCAGCCGACCGGGTGGCTGGTGTGGCTGATGCTGGTCAGCAAGCGGAATTCGGTCTGCAGCGACTGCCCCGAGAACATCGTGAAGGCAAGCGAGCGTTCGAGCCGCTTGATGAGCGTCGACTTGCCCGCGCCCTTGTTCGCCTGGATCGTGAGGTGCGGCCAGAAGCCGAGCAGCGCCTTCAGGTGGCCGCCGAGTGCCCACACGAGCGGGATCGTCGCCGCGTTCTGCCGGAAGGTCGTCTGGTACGCCGCGATCACGCGGCGCGCGTCGCTCACCGGGCCGCCCGGGAACGTCAGGTTGTGATACGGGCACTGCTTGTCCGCTTCGGTGAAGTAGCAGTCGGGGCCTTCGTTGACGATCAGACGGCCGTCGCGCCACGCGAGCCCGACGAAGTTCGCGGCCCGGCGCGCGCCCAGGTCGGCGCCGCGCTCGAGGATGTTCACCATCCGCTTGAACGGCGCCGGTGCCCAGATCGGGCCGAACTTGCTCCACTGGTCGACGTTGTGCAGCTGGTCGTCGAGCATCACGCGGCGGATCAGTTGCGCGCCGTGCCGCGGCGCCTGCACCGACACGGCAAAGTAGACGGTGGGCGCCTGGTCGGCGTCACCCGTCATCGTCGAGGTCGCGCTCGCGACGGCCACGCGGCTGATGCCGGCGATGCGAAAGCCGCACAGATCCGTCATCACGGGCGTGTCGACACCGGACTCCTCGTTGCGATCCATCTTGGTGATGTAGCTCGTGAAGTCCGGCCGCACGCGAAACCGCCAGTACTGCGCGAAGTCGTGCGGCGGCAGGAACACGCGCGGCCGGCCGCGGCGCGACGCGTCGCCGGGCAGGCCGGCGACGAGCCAGGGCTCGAGCTGGTCGAGCGCACGTGCCAGGTCGGCCGGGCCGCGCAGCTGCAGGTAGTCGTTCGCGTCGTTGATCGGCGTGCGCGCGGTGTCGCCGTCCGCCAGGTCGGCAAGCCAGTCCGACTGGTCGACCAGCACGGCGCTGATGTCGAGTGCGGTCAGCCGTTCGTGGAGCGCCCACGCGGCCTCTGGGCCCGGGCGTTGCCCGGCGCGCGGGTGGCCCTCCGCGAATGGTTCGTCGTTGTCCAGGCAGATCGTGACCTGCTTGCCGCGCAGGAACGTGAAGTCGATGTGCTCGACGTTCGCGAGGCCCCGCAGCGCGAGCGCGGCCGTGCCGGGCAGTGCGCACGTGTCGATCGACAGCGCGTTGATCGCGCTTTCGACGATGATCACGCGCCTTGCCCGGTCGAGCCGGCGCGCGTCGGCGGTCCAGCCGTAACCGGCCTTGTCGCCCTGGGTCTGCGTCTTGACGCCGCCGTTGAGCGCGGGGTCGACGTAGCGCATGTCGACCGCGACGACACGCGCATCGCCCGGCGCGCGCACCACGAAAGCGGCGGCGGGGCCACCGTGGCCGACATCGCCGGCGGCGACCTTCGGGCTTGTCCACGTATTGAAGCCGAGGGTGCGCGCTGCGAGCGCCGTGTCGATCGCGGCGGCGGAAATGCCGCGGCCGCCGAGGTAGTCGCGCGCGCGCTCGCGCTCGGCCGTACACCGGTCGGCGATATATTCGACCGTCGATTTCTCGCGGCGCTCGGCCGGCGCCGGTCGCTCGGACGGGAGGCCGTATGTGTCGTGGAGATAACGAACGGCGTCGGCGACGGTGCCGCCGCGTGCATGGATCACGAGATCGATGCACGAACCGCCGGCATCGGCGCTGTGATCGCGCCAGCCGGTGCCGTACTTCGGGTGGTTCGCATAGATCGACAGCGACGGGTTCCGGTCTGTGTGCTGCGGCGAGTGGTAGAGCGCGCGGTCGCCGCCGCGTCCGCGTTTCAGGCCGAGACGGCCAGCGAGGTCGTGCAGGTCGATGTGTCGTTTCAGTTCGTCGATCGAAGCCATCTTCGTCATTGCTGCCGTTCAGGTTGCGGTTGTGTGGATTGCACGGGATTGGCCGCCGTGGCCGGTGAAGCGGCGAGTGCACGCAGCGCGGCGGCGGATTGCGGGAAGCCGAGCGCCAGGCGATCGGCGAGCGCCGACACGAAGCGGCCGAGCGTGTGCTGCCGCGCGATGCTGTCCGGCGGGTCGTCGAAGCACAGCGTGTCGGCCGCCGCCGCGATGGCGGCGCGCAGCGCGACGTCGTGCGGCGCGGGTTCTGCGGCGTAACGGTTCATGCGCGCGCCTCCGGGCCGAAGAGCCATGCGTGATGCGCCGGGCGGCGGGCCATCGCATGGCCGACGGGGCAGCGGATGGCGCGGCCCGCGTGGATCGAGATCATGAGGTGTCCTTTTCAAAGCAAAAGCGCTCCCCCGCGCCGTCCAGGCACGATGCGAGGGAAACGGGGAACGACGGGGTTAGCGCGTCAGACGGGCAGTTCGAGTTGCGCGGCCAGGCGTTCGCGCACGTGCGGCGAGAGCGGCAACTGCAACGCCAGGTTCGGGACGGCGGACGGCGACAGCGTGCGTGCGAATTCCATGTTGACCACGTACGTGTGGCCGCACTCCGGATTCGCGCACTGGAAGGTGATCTCGCGGAAGGTCAGCGACATTTCGCGGCTGCTGCGCGCGGTGGCGCGCGTGCGGCAGTGCGGGCAGCGGTTCAGGATGCGCATGGGGCGTGACTCCGGGCGAGAGGGTGCGCGTGGCCGGGGCCGGTCGTGTGTCGCACGGGCGGCGGGCTGCATCGCTGGCCGATCGGCGGATGGATGCGGGTGCTCGCGCGGCTCACAATCGACGTTGCGGGCCCGGACCATCGGGCGCGTTCGAAGGCGGAGAACATGAAGGCGCTCCGGATCAATTGCGGGTGGTGAGGGCGCGCGGCGTCGCGATCGCGCGCAGATGGCCGGCGCCGATGCGGATCAATTCGCGAGCCATGCTGGAAATCGAGCGGTTGCGTTGTGCGGCGAGCTGCTCGAGTTCGCCGCGCTCGACCGGCGTCAGCCCCACGTAGACGGGCTTGTCCGACATCGTGCCGCGCGGCGAACGGCGCGGGCCTTTGGGTGTGGTCATGGTCGGTATACTTTGCGGAGTTAGTCTTGCGTTACGGTAAGGCTAGTGTAATGAGCACAAAACGACGCGTCAATTATTAATGGGTAATTTATGACACAAATCGGGAGTCGCTTGCGGGACGAGCGCTTGCGGATCGGGCTCAGCCAGGACGAGTTCGCGACCGTGGGCGGTGTCGCGAGGCGCTCGCAGTCGGCATACGAGTCGGACGAACGCTCTCCCGACGCGGCCTATCTGCTGGCCGTTCGCGAGATCGGTGTCGATATCGGTTATGTGCTGACCGGCGAACGGTTCACGGCCGGTGAAGCGGCGCCGGAGGCGGGCAGCCGCGACGCGGACGAAGCCGACGTGCTCGCGATGTACCGGCAGCTCAACGACACCGGCAAGGCATCGCTGCATGCGTTCCTCGCCAGCTGCATCAGCACGGGCGCGATGGTGCAGGCCGCGGCGCCGCGGCGCGCGAAGCGCGTGCCGGAGAAGCGCCGCGCGGCGCTCGATCAGCGCACGGCGGAAAACGTCGAGCGAGCGATGGCCGAGGTCGAACGGCTGAAGGCCGAGCGCGTGGTGAAGCAAGCGAAGAAGTAAGCGGCCGGCGGGGCCAAGTCCCGCAACCACACCGGCCGCGTGTGCATGCGGTGCGACAGGCACTGCTGCTTCCCGCCCGTTTCGATCGGTCGCACATGCGACGGCGAGGGTGGCCCGTCATCCCCCCGCTGGCCCGATGCGATGGGCTGCGCGGCGCGTCATCGGCGCAGGCATGCGTGCATCGACCCGCTGCATCAGCGTGTGTCCGCACTTCGGCGGACGCGACAGTCCTTTCCCCGACCCCTCTCCGCACGCGCACCAGCCAGGCGCCGCAACGAGCAGCATGGCAGTGCCGTGAACGCATCGCACAGGTGCTTCGGATAAAATCGGACGAAAGACTGTATATCCATACAGTATTAGTTTAGCATTCTGAAAGCCGGAGAGCTGGCGGCGGGGCGTTCCGAGGCGAGCCCGTCGTGTCAGGCGGCCCCCGGTTGATGACTGTGATTGCGGAGACCGGAAAAATGGACACCAACAGGAAGCACGACAACGGGACGATTGGCGCGTCGGCGCACGCCGATCATCGCGCGGACGCGCGTGGATTGACGATCGGTTCACCGCGATTTCGTTCGGACCTGACCGACGATGAGCGCGCGGATGCGCATGCCGCGATCGACACCGCCATGTTGTCGGTCGGGCAGGTGCTCGAAGCTGCGCTGCAGGCGATGGCCAATCTGCGCGATGCGCGTGCCACATTGCAGCAATGCGGTGACTCGTGCGATACGCACCTGATTCGCGGCGGTCGTCAGCAATCGAGCTGAACGCTCGCGCAGGCCGTCGTCGCGCCCCGGTCGTGCGATGGCGGGCGGTACCCGCTCCGGGCTGCACGCACGCGCATCGCAGCCACCTCAACGAATCTCCCCTTCAGGCCGGCATTCAATCCGGCCTTCCCTGCGAACCTGAACCGCGTTTTGCGTGTGTTGTGTCGCCCCGCATCGCGCCGAGATCCCGAATTCGCCACCGAGATCGACCGCACCTGGTCGCGCGTCCGACTTGACGGCGCAGGCTGCCGCTCCACCGGTCAGCGCTTGCCAGCGCTCCCGCCGCGACGTGACTGCTTCGGCGCGTCGCGCACCTCGAGTTCGAGCGCGGTCGTGAAACCGCCGTCGCCGATCGTATGCGTCGCTTTTTTCACGAGCCACGGCGTGTCGTCGATCTCCGGCTTGAAGCCCGTCACGGTGACGGGCATTTCGGGAAACAGTTCTGGCCGGCCGAGTGCGAGCGTGTAGCTCATCGTCGACTGCCCGCGCTGCGTGCGCGCATAGTCGGCCTGCGCTGCCGCGCGAGCCTCGGCTTCGGTCGCATAGTCTTCGGGCAGCACCTTGGCGTTCTTGCCTTTTGCATCGCCGACGACCACCGACAGCCGCCGCGCGCTGCCGTTCGAGTGATAGTGCGCGCGCACCGATGTGTAGCTGTCACGCTGCGCGATGTGATAGCGGTGCTGGTCGCCGCTCGCACGCGTGATGGCCAGCACGTCGAGCGGCTTGCCGCTGACCGTCTTGCCGCTGCCGATCGGCGTGAACAGCAGATGCTTGTCCTTCACGGTCATCACCGCGTCGTAGCGTCTGGCGAGGCGCGTCAGGAACGACATGTCGGATTCCTGCGTCTGGTCGACATGGTCGATCCGCGTCGCGGCGAGGGTCGCGTCGACGGCGGCCGTGAGCCCGTAGCGCGTGGCAATGGTTCGCACGATTGCGCCGATCGTCTGCCGGTGCCAGCTTTTTTCCCGGCGTTCGTGCATGTCGTTCGTCATCGATGCCGAGCGTGCGCGAATCGTGATGATGTCCGGTGCGCCGCCGTGCTCGACTTCGTCGACCGTGAACGCGCCCTTGTCGACCAGCGGCTCGCCGACCCATCCGATCGACACCTTGATGCTGGCGCCGCGTTTCGGAATCGCGAACGCGCCCTGCGCGTCGTCGAGCACCAGGTCGAGCATGTCGGCCTCGTCCGCGCGCGATTCCGACAGCGACAGGCTGATGAGGTTGGGTGCGATCAGGCGCGACAGGTCGCGGCCGTCGAGCGTGATGCGGTAGTCGGCCTGCGGTTGCACGCGTCCCGCGCGGGCCTGCGCGTCGCCGGGCTTGCGTTCCTGCGTGCTCATTGGTCGGCCGCTCCGCTTTCTTCGTCCTGCTGTACTTCGGACAGCACGCCGTCGTCGACGCGCTTGAGCGTCAGCGTGAACGCGATCTTGCGCGGAATGCCTTCCTTCGTGTGATACGTGGCCGTTTCGTTGAGGCTGTCGATGACGTACGCGCCGTACACGTTGCCGTTGCCGTCGACGAGCACGTAGGCGTCGCCGGCGTCGCCCATCCGGGCGAGCGCGTCGATCGACGCAATCTCGCCGATGCCGTTGTCGGGGGCGACGATGCCGGTGAGGGTGATCGTGTCATCGCCGGCGCCGGTGAACTGGCTCGCGTCGCGCACGCCGATGCGCGAACTGGTGCGATGCTTCCAGTTGCGCTGGCGCTGGAGCTCCTGGTACGGCGTGGTCGCCAGGCTGAAAACGAACTGGTCGAGCGACATCATCATGGGCGGGTTTCCTCCAGCGGACAATCAATCGGACAGGCGCGACGCGGTGCGCGACGCCTTCGCGCGGTCGGCGCGGTCGAGCTCGATACGCACCAGGCGGGCAAGCTCGGCCGCATCGACGCCGGGTGGCGCCGCGATGTTGATGGTGACCGGGCCAGCCGGTGGCGCGGCGCTCGCGGCGGCGGCCGGCGCGGTGAGCGGCGGGTAGTAGTCGTGCGACATGCTGTAGCGCTCGAGTGGGGCGGCGGCTGCGATCGCCGGGCTTGCAGCGAACGCGGGCGGGCCGACCAGGGCGGCGGCAGTCGTGAGTGCGGCCGCGGTTCGCGTCATGCGGGCCGGGGAGTTGACGCTGCTGGCGCCGGTGCCGTCGTCGGGCGTGGTCGAAGCCTGCATGCCGAGTTTTTCCTTGAGCCAGCCGACCGCCGAGCCGCCGAGGTTGCCGATCGTGTCCTTCAGCGCGCCGAAGCGGCTCGTGATGCCGTCGATGAGCCCGGTTACCAGGTTGGTGCCGATTTCCTGGAAACGCGTGCCGATGTCGCTAAACCAGTCGCCGATGCTGCCGAGCGTGGTTTTCACCCACTCGACGGTGGCATCCCATTTCGCGGTGATCCAGTCGCCGGCCGCGCCGAACGCTTCCTTGATGGTGTCCCACAGCGCGATGAACTTCGGACCGAGCGTGTCCCAGTTCTGCCAGACGTAGAGGGCGGCTACTGCGATCAGCGTGACCACGGCGAGCAGCGGATTCGCGAGCGCCAGGCGGCCGACCACGAACAAGGCCTGCCCGACCAGCTTGAACGCGTTGGCGGTCGACATCGCGAAGTTGAGCACCGCGCGCGACGCGAGCACGGTGCCGAATGTCGTTGCGAGTGTGCCGACGGCGACGAACAGCCCGGCGAGCACCGTCAAGGTCGTGACGATCACGGTCGAGGCCGTGCGGTGCTCGCGCATGAACCGGACGACCTTCCCGATCGCGGTTGCCGTGAGGTCGAGCGCCTTGTTGTAGAGCGGCGTGACGCGTTCACCGATCTCGAGCTTCAGGTCGCGCAGTTGTGCGAGCGCGGCGAGTTCGCGGCCCTGGGTCGACGTCATGCCTTTCGACTTCATCTCGCCGATGCCGTCGGCCCCCGCGCTCTGCCGTTCGGTGTCGTGGATCTGCTCGCGCAGCTCGACCATCGTCGCGAGCAGGTTCCCCGCGGTCTTGTCGGGGAAGAGCTTCGCGATCGTGGCCTTGATCTTGTCGGGGCTGGTGATTCCCTTCGCGGCGAGCTTGGGCAGCAGCACCTTTTCGAGCCATTCGAGTGGCGATGCCTGCAGCATGGCGCTGCCGGCCAGCGCACCTGGCTTCAGCCCGCTGATCGCGCCGTTCTTGCCACGCATGACCTGCTTCGGATCGACCAGGCCGAGCGCCGTCAGCCGTTGCGCGGCGGGCGCGGTCATCTTGCCCTGAAGGGCGCTGCCGGACAGCGACGTGAGGCCTTCGCCGGCCGCTTTTCCGCCGAGCTTCTCGATGAGCGGCTGCATCTGGTAGTAGAACGCATCGGTACGCAGGCCCCGGGCCGCGCTGCCGCCCGATTCGGCGAAATTGCTCCACTCGTCGACGCTGACCTTGCCGCCGGTCGCCAGCAACATCCGCTGTACGGCATTCGCCTCGCTGCCGAGCGCGGTTTCGTCTTTTGTGCCGCCGCGCAGGTCGATCACCTTCAGCATGCCCATGAACTTGTCGACGTTCGCCTTCGCGTCGTCCTTGCCGAACAGCGCCTCGTTCGCCGATTTCATGTTCGCCACCGTCCGGAACACGACGCGCGCACGTTGCTCGTCGCCGCCGAGCGCCGACAGCGACTCGCGCATCGACGCCAGGTTGTCGATGGTCGACTGGCCATCGACCTGCTGTGCACGCGCGAACTTCACGGCGTCGGCCGATGCGCCTTGCGCCTGCATGCGCAGCGTTTCGCTTTCGGCCTGCTTCGCGGCGTCGAGCGGTTCGGACAGCATGCCGAACATCTCCGTGCCGACGCCTTTGACGGCCTTGCCGCGTGTCGTCCACTTCTCGCCGACGCCTTTCAGCGCGTCGATCTTTGCGCGCCTGGCTTCGGCACGCTTGCGGCGACCTTCGTCGACCGCGAGCAGATCCGCGCTCATCTTCGACTTGCGTCGCGCGCTGTTCGTGGCCAGTTCGAACTCGTGCTTGTCGAGATAGCGTGTGTCGATGCCTGCGCCGACGAGCTGGGTGCGCAGTTCGCGTATGCGCGCGACCTGCTTGCCTTGCGTGGCTGTCAGACTTGAGGCCGTGCGTTGCACCTTGTCGAAGTCGTCGATCATCTGGCGTGACGGCGGACCGAACTCGCGCAGCGATACGCGCAGCTCGCCGACACGCATCTTCGCCGCCTTGAGCTCGGACGCGGTCCTGGCTACGCCGCCGCGCAATTCGCGAAACTCGCTGATGCGCTTCTGCGTCTTCGCCATCTCATCCAGCTCGCGACGGGTGGCCCGCAGCGAGTCGGCCAGCCCCCGGTTGCCGGTCAGCATCAGTTGCAGGGGCTTCGTCATGTTGTCGACCATGTCGAACATGACGCGCAGTTTCGTGGTGTTGTCCATCGTCGATCGTTTCGCTCATTGGGCGCCGGCGCGCACTCGCGCACGCTCGCGCCAGTCCATCAGCTCGGCCAGGCTGAAGGCGTCCATCACGGGCGGTGTCCAGCCGAACACCGTCGCGATGTCTGCCATCGGGTCTTCTACGCGTTCTGGGAGGCCAGTCGGGATTTCACGGCCTTCGGCATCAAAAAACCGGCGAAGATGCCCCCCAGCTGTACGAGATCGGCGGGGTCGATATTGGCGACGTCGGCTTCCGTCAGCATCGGCACGCTGATGCGCGGCAGCACCTTCGACAGTGCGACCACGTCGAGGCTGACGAGGTCGGACAGCGATACGCCGCGCAGCTCGCCCGATTTCGGTTTGCGCAGCGTGATCGACGTGATCGTCTGGTTGCCGCGCACGAGCGGCGTGTCGAGCGTGTGGGTGGCCGGATCGTCCTGGTCGGGCGTCGCGATGGCCGTCACGGCGGAAGCCTCGACCTGCAGGTCGTTGGCGGCCGGGTCGGATTGAATCGGATTCATGGTGGTCCTGTCGGTGTTGTGTCGGAGGAAGTGCGGGGCAGCGCAGGCCCGGCCGGCGTAACCGGCCGGGTGGCGTATTACAGGCCGATCGCGTTGCGCAGCGCGGCGAACAGATCGTTGCCGTTGACCTTCTCGATCATGTTGACGAAGTCGATTTCGATCACGTCCTGGCCGTTCACGGACAGCTTGTAGTAGCTGGCGACGGTCGTGACCTTGAACGCGGTGTCTTCCTTCGATTTCGCCGTGCCCGGGTCGATTTCGCTGTGGCGGCCGCGGATGACGATCTCGATCGCGTCGACGTTGGTCGAATCCTCGGACTGGTAACCGCCGGCGAAGCGCAGCAGCACGCCGTCGTGCTTCGTGATCGCATACTGGCCGAGCACGGAGCGCATGAAGCCGCCGCAGGTCCATTCGAGCTGGATCCCTTCCTGCCCGAAATCGACCTTGATCGGGCCGCTCATGCCGCCGCCCTGGTAATCCTCCATCTTGCGCGTGAGCTTCGGCAGCGTGACTTCGACAACCTGGCCGACGAAGTTCTCGCCGTTCTGGAACAGGTTGAATCCCTTGAGTTTGCGAGGCATACCCATCGTGTTTGACTCCTGGTGAGGCCGGTCGTTACGCGCTCACGCGCGCGGCGAAATCGGCGAGATAACGGTCGGTGATGCGCTGGCGCAGCATCAGGTTTTCGAGCGGCGGAACCGGCGTGTACTCGTAGTCGAGATAGGCCTTGCCGGACTTCAGCACGTCGGTCGTGTTCGGCTCCGGGTCGTACCAGGCCGAGCCGCCGATCAGGTAGCCCTGCGAGATCCATTCGCGGAACTTGGCGTTGATGGTCTCGATGATGTCGCGCGGCAGCGACGGGTTGAGCGGGCCGTCGATGATGGCCATCTGCGCTTCGGCGATCGAATCCGCGATGACCTGCGCGGTGCGCGTGTAGTTCTCGAACGCGAACAGCGGATCGTCCGAGCACGTGCGCGAACCCCAGAAGCGGAAGCCGTTGCGGTTCACGAGCGTCGTCACGTCCTGTTCGTTCAGGAAACCCGCGTCCGTCGCCGGATCCTGCAGGTCCCACGACACGTCGGCGCTGATGCCGGTGACGCCGTTCACGCCGACGTTCGACAGCGTCTTGTGCCAGCCGGTGTCGTTGTCGATCTTCGCGCGCAGGCCGGCGGCATACGCGGTGGCCGGCACGACGACGGTCTTGTTGGTCGTGTCGTCCCATGCGAGGAAGTCCGGCCAGACCACCATCAGTTCGCGCTGGCTGAACTGCTTGCGATACGTGACGGCTTCTTCCTTGGTCTTGCAGCCGTTGGCCGACACATACGCGAACGCGCGCAGCGACTGCGCGATCGACGCCAGTGCGGCGGCGACGGGCTGCGTGTCGAGGCCCGGCGTCGCGAGGATGCGCGGCTTCACGCCGAAACGCGCCTGCGCGCCGAGCAGCGCCTTCATGCCGGTGTACTTGCCGTCGGCGGTGACGGCGCCGATCACGTTGGTCGCCGTCTCGGCGGCGTCCTTGCCTTCGGCGACGCGCACGACGATCGTGACCGGCTTGGTCTGCCGGCCGATCGCATCGAGCGTGCGTCGCAGCGTGCCCTTGGTGCCGGCCTTGCCGAGCGCGGCAACGACGTTGGTCAGAAGGACGGGCGTGTCGAGCGGGAATGCGGTGGCGTCGGCGTCCGACGCCGTGCAGACGATGCCGACGACGGCCGTCGACACGGTGCGGATCGGGCGCGAGCCCTCATTGATTTCGATGACGCGTACGCCGTGGTGATAATCCTGCGGCATGGTGTGTGGCTCCTGTGTGTGCAGATGAAAGAGAACGGGATGAATCCCGTGCGGATCAGGTCTCGGGGTCCGCGACCGGAGCTGCAGGTGCGCTCGGCTCGGCCGGCGGCGGCGGCGGCGGCGGTACGTACGGTGCCGGCGTTGCCGGCCATGCCACGTCGTCGGGGAACGTGTCCGCCTGGATGACTGAAACGAGCGCCATCTGGTAGGCCGACCAGGCCTTGAAGTAATAGATGCCTTCGTCGGCGAGCAGGCCTGCGGCGTAGGCATCGGCCTTGCCGGCGTTGGCCTTGCGCGCGGCTTCCAGGCGTCGCTCGAACTCGGCCATCGCGGCGTCGCGTTTTTCCTGTTCGAGCAGCGCGGCCGGGATGGTCCATGCGCCGTTGATCCATGCGTGGCGCGCGGACGGTCGCGCTTCGGTCGTCAGGCCGAGCTCGTCGGGCGTCTTGCCGGCGGTCGCGATTTCGACCGCTTCGCCCGTATCGGTGCGATAGCAGATCCGGCCGCGGAAGTCAGGCAAAAGGGTCCACGCGGCGTCGCGATAGAACGGCCAGGTCGTCGGCGTGCGCGCCGGCGGCTCGTCGAACGTCGCCCATGACGGCACGAGCCAGCGTTCGGCGTTGCGCGGATCGGCGTCGGGCTGGCTGCTGCTCAGGTATTCGCCGCTTGATTGGCTGTAGTGGTGGATCAGCATGTTTCGATATCCAGGTTAGTAGGCGCGGATCATGGCGAGCAGCGCGACGTTGCGCGGCCGCGCTTCGTTACCGCCGTCGGGGTTGACGGAGATGGCGTGGCTATGGCCACCGGCGGCGGCGGTGCCGGCGGTGTGGTTGTGGGTGCCGGCGCCGTCCGTGTTGAATTCGTGGTTGTGGCCACCGGCCGGACTCGTCATCCCCCACACGTTGTCGCCATCGCTGCTTCCGGAGCCCGTGTTGTTGGCCCCCCAGGTTCCCCAGGGCGGGCGGTAGACGCTCACGCTTTCGCCCCACGGGGAAACGTGCTGGTGGTCGCCGACACCGCCGGTCCAGCCGTGGTGCCCGTGCCAGCCGCCCTGGTCCGTCCACGTCGTGTGCACGTGGCCGTCGACTGCGCTCGCGCTCGCACCGTGGACATGCAGTCGGTTCTGATCGGCCTGGGACGAACCGATGGCGCGTTGCGGGTCGACGCCGCGGCCGTCATCCCAGCCGCGGATGAATTCGCCGCGAAGCTCCGGGATACGGAACGTCGTCGCGCCGTCGCCGGTCGAGAAGCAGCCCCAGCGATCCTTGTGCCATTCGTCTTCCGATACCAGCGTGCCGCTGGCCTGCGCGTAGGCCCACAGGGCCGGGTAGTCCGCACGGTTGACGGCGGTGCCGTTGGCTTTCAGGAAGCCGGCGCGCGCCAGCGTGCGCGGCTCGAACACGATCTGGCCGATGGTCGCGGTCGAGAGGGCGGCCTGCACCCATTCGGTCGTCGCGAGCGATGTCGAGCGGTCGCTCGCCGCGGGTGTCGGGCCCTTCACCGAAGTCTGGAAGACGGTTCCGCCCTGAGTGAACGAAACCTGCGGAGTCGCGTTGCACGTGATGCCGAACGACCCGTCGCCGATGTGATACAGGCCGGTGTCCGGTGTGCCGTCGTTGATGAATGTGAGCGACGGTGCCTGCGCGCTGCCTTCGGACAGGAGAAGCCGCTTGCCCGGATCGAACCACAGATCGCCCGACATCGTGCCGCCCGTCGCGCGGTCGAGCGGCGTGAGGTTGCCCGAGTGCCACACAGGGTTACCGTCAATGCGGAAAGTGCGATCGGCGATGTAATACTGGAACGCGCCTTTTGTCGGCGTCCACCAGCCATAGCCATCGCTGTTCGAATAGAGGAAGCCGTCGACAGGGCCGACACGAATCGAGCCTTGAGCCTGACCGGTACCAACCGAAAGCTCGCCTCGTACAGCAGCGTTTCCTCCAATCGTCGTACCGACGCCTTGGCCGTCGATCGTGACGAGACCGGTCGCGAGATTCCAGGCGAACGGGCGGAAATCGTTCCACTGGCCTTCCGGATTGCTTTTGTTGGTCGACAGCAGATACACGTTCGTGCCGTCGTTGCGCAGGAAGGCGCCGTAGTCGTTGGAGATCGCGCGGAAATGGGCGCCGTTGGCGTCCATCGCACGTGACGTGATCCCGCCATTGAACGTGGCGCTTCCTGCTGCCTGGATCATGTTGCGGCCGTCGTCGGCGACGTCGCCGACGAGCAGGCGCTTCGCAACCGAAAATGCCTGCGTGCCGCGGCTGACGCGAAACGCGGGGAACTGCGTGACGCCGTCGTCCGCGAACGCGTTCACACCGAAGTCGTTGCCGCCATTGCCGCCGGTTGCCGTGCCATCCCGCTTGAACATCGACCAGCGGATCTTGCCGCCGTCAGTAAAAAACAGCGTCGAGAAGTTGCCGGCGCCACCGTCGATCGATGCAACCTTCGAATAGCTCGTGCCTTCGGCAACGATGTCTCCGCCGACGCGCAGTCGCGAGTTGCCATCGTCATTCTTGACGTCGCCCACGAGTACGCGGCCGCCGTAGCCGATCCGCAGGGCGCGCGCCTGGTTCGCATCGGCCTGATTGTCGTTGGCGTTGCGGTTGAGCCACAAGTCGACGTACTCGCGCCCCCAAGAACCATTGTCGAAACCGGAGCGGATCGTCGCGACCAGTCGCGACCCGGTATCGGCGTTGTTGCCGCCGAACGTGCCATGCAGGCGCACACGGCTTTCGCGGCCGTTCTTACCCGATGGCGGGCGAATCAACACGTGCGCGGTGTCCGGACCCGCATCGAATTCGGTGATGACCGGGCCGGTGAACTTCGCGCCGGTCAATGCTGCGTATCGCGACGCAGCCGTCTTTGGCGTGATGGCGCGTGTGTCATCGCTGCCCGCGTCGACCTCCCCCTGCGTCGCCAGCTCGACCACGCCCTGACGCTCGGTGGTCGCCGGCGGATTCAGGAACGACGCGTCGCCGAACACGAGTTTCGTCGCATCGATCGTCGTGAACTGCATGTCGGTCGACAGCAGCAGCAACGCGGCCGGCGACTTCTCCATGATCGGCGTCGCCTGGCCATAACTGGCCAGCAGCACGCCGTTCTCGAGATAGAGACCGAATCCGTAGAGCGAGTACTGGTCCGCGGTGTCGTCCTTGAGCGTCGTGTGAATCGTGTCCGGTGCGACATTGGCGCCGCCGAAGGACTTGATCCGCTTCAGCTCGTTCGGCAGCTTCGTGAGCCCCTTGTCGGCGACGAACGGAGCGTTCGCCAGGCCGATTTCCACGACCTGGTGGGCGTTCGTGCCGCCGTTGCCGGCGGCGACGAGCGCGGCACGGCCGGCGTCGGTGATGATGATCTGGGTTGCCATGTGCGATCAGTAGTCGGTGAGGTTCAGGCGGCGATAGGCCGCCACGCGCGCGGCGGCGCCGACCGGTTGCCGGCCCCGCATCTCGAAGCCCTGCGTGAACGTGTAGTGCGCCCGCACGGGTTTGGTCCGGTCGATTTCCGCGAGGATGTCGGCGACGTACTCGGCGGTCGGCGGTTCGCCCTCCTGGCCGCTGACCGTCATCACGAGGTCGAACGTGCCGGGCTGGCCCGGCGGGTGCTGCTCGAACCATTCGCGCAGGACGATGTTTCCGCCGAAGGCCGCGACGACTTCGCGCACCGACGCTGCGGTGCCCTTGCGACGGGCAATCGGAATCGCCTGGCTGACACGGGCGCGCTTCACGTACTCGGGCCAGTAGTCCTTCCACGCATCGACGCCGAGGTGCCACGCGAGCCACGGCAGCAGGTCGGACCGGATGGCGTCCGGGTTCATCAGTGTCGCGAGCGGCGTCGGCACGTCGTCGAGACGGGCGTTCGTCGTCGCGAGCCGGCGTTCGAGCCGTGTTGCGTTCGGCGGCAGGATGTCAATCATTGCTGTACACCCCGCCGTCGATCAGCTCGATCCCGGTGCAGTACGGCGCCTGCTGCTTCGTCGCCGGCAGGCCGGCAAGCGGGCTTTCAAGGATCACCTTCTGCACGCCGGCCGCGCGGGCGGCCGCGTAGATCCCGTCGAGCGTGACTTCCATCCCGAGTCGATGCATCGATTCGGTGTACTTCTTCATCGCCCGGTTGGCTTCCGCGAGCGCCACGGCGCGATCCGGACCGGCAAAGAACACCAGCCGCGCGCGCACCTGGTAGCGCAGGATCTCCGCGCCGCGGACCGTGACCTTGTCAGTGAGCGGTCGCACGTCGTCGGCCTGCAGCGCGGCCGCCACGGCATCGATCAGCGCTGGGAGGGCCGTGCCGTCGCCGTCGCGCGCGAGCACCGTGACGAGGACTTCGCACGGCGCCGGGCTGATCGCCGACGCGTCGAGCACACGGCCGTCCGCGTTGCGTGCGTGCGAGACGTACGCGCCTTCGGGGCCGGCGACCGAGAAGCTCTGCGGCGCGAGCTGCGCACGGGCGCGCAGGTCGGTGTCGCTTTCCATCACCGCCGCGATGTCGTGTTCCGGATCGGCGGGCGTGATCGTCAGGCGCCGGATGCCGAACAGCGCCGCGAGGTGGTCGAGGTCGGCGCCGACCGCATAGGCGAGCATGACCGCGCGGGCGGCATCGTTCACCCGCTGCCGCAGCACGATCTCGCGGTACGCGTTTTCCTGCAGCAGTTTCACGAGCGGTTCCGATTCGAGCGCGAGCGTCGCGGCGATTTCGGCCTGTTCCGCCGCCGGGTAGAGCGACACGAGCCGTGCCTTGCGCGCGGCAAGCAGGGTTTCGTAGTCGATCGTTTCGACGACGTCGGGTGACGGCAGCTGCGAGAGGTCGATCGGCGTCACGCTCATGCCGGGCTCCCGTTCGCCACCGGCACGCGAGTCGACACGGCCGTGCCGTTCTCGCCGGTCCAGCCTTCGATGTCGAGATAGACGGACCCGGCCGCCGCATTCGCGTCGTCTGCGGCGAGCACGACACGGGTGAGCGTCAGGCGCGGTTCCCAGCGCATGAGTGCCGTCGCGACGGCCGCATACAGCCGCGTGCGTACGGTGCCGTTGCCCGGTGCGTCGATCAGGTCGGGCAGCTCGGAGCCGAACGTGCGGCGCTTCACGCACGACGCGAGCGGCGTCGTCACGATCCTGCCGATCGACTGGTAGAAGTGGTCCAGGCCCGAGATCGAGCGGCCGGTGTTCGCGTTCATGCCTTTCATTGCGGTTCGCTCACGAGTTGTCCATCGCCCTGTTCGCGATGCGTGTGATGCGGGAGGCTGATGCCCTGGGATTTCACTTCACGGGTGAAGGTGGCCGCGCCGTCGATCTGCATCGTGGCGCCACCGCCTGCACCGCCCGTGCCGGTCATGCCGGCTTCGAACGCGAACGGGCCCTTGACTGTCATCGCGCCGGTGCAGGTCGTCTGCGGCGCGTCGAACGTGATGCGGTCGGCCTGCACGGTCGCGTCGCGGGTCTGCACCACGACCGATCCCGGTGCGACGACGCGCACGGTCGCGCCTGCGGGCAGCTCGGCCGTGAGCGCATGCGCGGCGTGGTCGTACGTGATGCTCGCGCCGTCGGGGTAGACACGTGCGTGGGTGTCCGGGCTCGAGGCCGGCGCCGGTGCGGCATTCGAATAGACCCCGCGCAGCGCGACACCCTGTGCCGGATCGCCCATCGGGCAAAGCAGCACGACCTGTTCGCCCGGCGTCGGCGGCAACCAGTCGCGGGTGCCGCCGGCGGTGCCTGCGACCCACGGAATCCAGTTGGTCTGCAGCCCGCTGCCGTCGGAATCGGCATCGCCGACCGAGACGCGGCACAACGCCGCCGCATGGTCGACCGCGAGGATCGTTCCCTTGCGCACGGCGTTGCGTGCCTGCCGTTGAATTTCATTTGCGTCCATGCAGCCATGGTGCCGGCCGGGTGGTCAGCGCGCGAGCGATGCCCTGTGTCGTCGCGGCGAAGACAGCACGCACCGGATGCCGGCACGAAGACGTGCGTCGAAAATCGCAACACCGGTCGGCTTGAGGATGGAGTCGTTCGCTTTCGCGATGCGGTCGCGAGGGTTGAATGCGGCGGGCTGATCGACGTCGGGATGGCGAGCGGCGGGTGGGTTGTTCACCGGATCGCGTTGCGGTGAAGTGTCGGTGGATGCCGTGCGAATGACCGGATCGGTGTCTTGTCAGGGAGACAGCATGGACCCACGTTGCAGCGCGCGCATGGTGGCGCTGTGATGAACGACACCGTCGACGACGGACGCATCGTCGACGCCGGCGGATGCGGCGGGAATGCGCAACGGATGATCGGCGTTGCGATCGTCGCGTGCGGTTTCGTCACGGCGGACGAGGCGAGGTGAGGTGGCCGGCTGCGATGTGCGGCGCGTGCAGCGGCGCAGGAGCCCGGCGAATGACGACGCGTTCGCGGTGCGCATCGTTCGCTCGAGCGCACGTGGATTCGACGCGGTGTGCGGGAAGGCGGGCACGTGCCCGCCGGGTTCACCGGATCTGCGGCAGCGCGACCCAGGTCAGCGTGTTAGCGGGATCGACGTGCGTGTCGTCGACGTGCGTGATCACATGCCGGCCATCCGGCCCGGTGGTGACGACGACGCTTTCCGTCAGCGCCAGCCGGATCGACAGGTCGACCGCCGCCTGGTCGCGGATGCCGACCTCGAACGTGATGCCGCTCGCGCGCGCGGCCGGATTCGTCACGAGATCCGGCTGGTTCGCACGCGCCCATTCGACCAGCGCGACGAACACCGGGTCCGTGTCGCCGGAGAAATTCGTCGCAAGCACGTGGGCGGTATAGCGGTATTCGAACGATGGCGTCAGCGTGCCGGTCGTCGCGACCGCCCCTTGCTCGATGAGCACGCTCAGTGCGCCCGGTTCGGTCCCGAACGCCGGGATCGCGGCGGCGAGCGCCCGCCGCAGGCTGTCCGGCTTAATCATGCGAATGCGCTCCATGGTCGGGCGCGGGCGTGCCGGCCTGGCACGCCGCGATCATGTCGACTTTCGCCGCGCAAGTCGCCCAGGCCGCCTTCGCGAGCGTGAGCGCGCCATCGAGTTCACCGTTGGTGCGGGGCGCGAGCATCGGCAGCGTGCACGCGGTCACCGTCTGGCACGTGTTCGACGTAATCATCGGCGCCGGTGAGAGCGGGATTGGCTTGCAGGCGGACAACGTCGTCAGGCAGAAGAGTGTCAGCCCAGGCGCGAAGCGCGGCGTTTTCATCGGTCAATCTCCGGTTTTCAAGTCGAGTGGTGTCGAGCTTCGATGCGATCGCGGCCTGCGAGCGGTCGAGCCGCGCCTGCTGTTGCGCGTGCTCGGCGGCGTCCTGCCGCATGCGCGAAATGATGTCGTCGCGCGCGGCAAGTGCCTGTTGCACGTCGACGCGTTGCTGCCGCGCGTACGCAAGGTCGGCACGCAGCGCATGCAGGTACAGCGCCACGGCGATGCACGCGGCAAGCGCGGCGGCGCCGGCGGCGAATTTCGCGGCGAGTTCGGTCATGCGGCGGCGGTCGCGTCTACCGATCCGCGTGGCGTGCCGGATGCGGCCTGCGTCGGCGGCGCCGGTTGTGCCGTATAGCGGTCATAGGCGCGCGCGAGCTTCACGTCATAGAGGTTCGCCGCGTAGTCGGGCCCGTTGTACGCGCGGGCGAATGCGGCCCACTGGCGGGCGCCGAGCATCCTGCGCAGCGCGTCGTCGGCCGCGATGTAACGGACGAACGCGTCGAGGTGCTGCGCTTCGCCGCTTTCCATGCACGCGACGAATTCGTCGATGCCCGCATAACCGAGGCGTTCCCAGTGGTAGCCCATCACCTGGAACGATCCCCAGCTCGCGGATTCCCACGCGGCGCCGGCGTCGATCGACTCGGCCATCGCGATGCGCGTGTATTCCGCGGCGCCGCCGCGATAACCGCCGCGCGTGCGCGACACGATGTCCGGCTGCCGGGCCGCGAACGGTGCGGGATCGATGCCGCGTGCCTGCAGCCGCTTCCAGAACACGTGGCGTTCGAACAGGATGACGGGCCGGCCGTCGGGCAGGAACCCGGCGCCGCGCGACTCGACCTCGTTGACCGCGCGAATGCAGGCGAGCGGCACGTCGAGCGTGTGTGCGGCGCGTTCGAGGTCGGCGAGCGCGAGGTGTTTCGGATCGCGCTGGCCGGTGGCCAGCGCGGCATAGGTTTTCGGGCCGGCGATGCCGTCGTCGACGAGGCCGGTTTTCCGTTGCAGCGCGATGACGGCGGCTTCGGTCGCCGCGTCGTAGAGGTGGGTAACCTGCACGGCGTAGCCGGCGCGGATCAGCCAGCGTTGCAGCAGGCCGACGTCATCGCCGTGGTCGCCGAGGCGGCGCGTTTTCATGATCATTCACTCCTCAGGAGGCGCGCGACGTTGCCGCGCGTGCCGCAGACGGCCATCGCCAGCAACACGGCGGTGGCTGCATCGAAAAAGCCGACGGATCCGGCATGCAGCAGCAGCTCGATCGATGCGCCGCCGGCGGCCGCAACGAGAATCCACGCGAACCAGGACACGCGATGCCGGTGCCGCGCGCCGTTGCGCCGGTAGATGAGCACGCGCACGAGCACGGCGACGTGTGCGCAGAGCGCGATCAGCGCGAACGGGAGAGGCATGTCATCCCCCTTTGCGGAACAGCGCGAGCAGGTCCAGCGTCTTGACCCGCTCGATGAGCTGCAGTGTGACGGCGATGACGAGTGCCGCCGCGAAGAACGCGGCGACGCCCGTCGAATGGATCGGGGTGGCGGCGACGATTTCCGGCGCGGCGAGATAGCCCATCACGAGCGAGATCAGCAGGTAGGCGGTGCGTCGCGCAACGCCGATCTCCTTCGACGTGACGACCACGAGCGCCGCGCCCGTGAACGCGCCGATCAGCGCGTTGCCGTCGATGCCGGGCGCGAGCCCGGCGATGCCGATCGCAGCGGACAGCATGGCGGCGGTGGTGAGGTTCGGTTCGGCCATGACGGCGATTCCAGGGTCAGTCAAATAGTTGCAGCAACGGACGTGCGCTCGTCACGGTGTCGAGCGGCGGCAGATAGACGGGCGTGTTCGCCGGCAGCACGACACCGCGGCCGGCGAGCCCGGTATTGGCTTCGAGCACGGCTTCGACGGTGCCGTCCGTGCGGCCGTAATGACGCCAGCACAGCGCGTCGACCGTGTCGCCCTGCAGTGCGCGCGCGATCATGGCTGGCGCCCCCGATGCAGGAGGGCATGGCGGACGGCGGCCGTGCCGGCCGGCGCGCGGTGAACGCATGTCGATGTCGTGCTGCTTGCCATGGCAGGGTCTCGAACCGTGAGGCAGTGAAGAGGGTTCCCATGGTCGAGCTTCGCGGAGCGACGTTCAACGAGACGCATGCGTGGCCTGCGTGGGCACGCAGCGCGGCGCGTGTCGCAGATGTGCTGCGCGCTTTACGCTTCTCGGACCAGCACGTGATGTTCACGGGCGGGCACGGTGCGTGCCGTGCAGCCGGATTGCAGCCTTGGTGAGACGGGGCGGCCTTGATTGAGCTTGCGCAACCTTGGTTTTGCGCCGGGCGCGGCGTGCGGGGCCTTGCCGGGCAAGGGCGGGACGGGCGTAGGTAAATCGTTGCAGCTGAATTGCAGCTGGCATCGGCGCGGGCTCGGCCGTCAGCGGCGTGACCCATTGCGCCAGGTGATCCGCCGACAGGTGCGCATACCGCTGCA